CCCGATCAACAGGGATTTTCGGAATTATTAATAAGTAAACGGTTTTCAAATTCTATTACAAATGAAGGAGCGGTTGATCAGGTCCGTATTAAAGCGGCTGAATTTCATTTAGACGAATACATTAGTTCCGATACATTACTCGAACAGAAACCGGCGTTAACAAAAAACGCCTTGGGTGATTTTAAAATAAATCCCGAATTCATCATGCCCCACGAATCAGCGACAGCTAATATTAAAGCTAAATTAGACGTAGAGGGGGATACGTTCATACGTCGACGATTGAACGCGGGTTATTACCCCGGTAATCAACTTAAGGGTATTGAAAAACTTCCATGGAGAATATTTTTTGACACGCGTAATAGAGAAATTGTTAAGAAAATAACACTTACATCCTATCTCTTTACGGGAGATAGCTTAGTGTCTAATGTTGTCACGCAACGTGTTTCACCCGGTGGTGATTGGGGTAGACATGATACGATAGGAAATATATATTGGGAATGTTCACACGATTCGTCGGGTGGATTTCTTACCTTAAGTAACGTAACTTCGTCCGTATCAACTACGGGGTTTAATGGAATGGCGAATAGCGATGTCAAATCGGCGGATAATAAATACGTTACAAAATTCTCATTATGGCTTCAAATTCCGGAACTTCATTCATCAAGTACATACCAATATGTACACACTTTAGCTGAGCGTTCAGCGCTGGATATATCCCCTACACATAATCCAGCCGTGGCTACACATCCACCCAATCCATCGTATAGTAATGGTAAAGTCATAAAGATTAAAATGGCTGGTAGTAGCCCCCCTTCTCCTATTCCCGCATACTCATTACTCATAGAGGTCCCGGGTACACTTGGATCATGGCGAGTTGCCGGTACATTGGATTCTATCATACCAACTGCACAAACGGGGGCATTTGGGTCAGGGAGTATAGACGGGTTTAAACAAAATACATGGTATCATGTATACGCCGAAATAAATTCTTCTTACGCGCTCGAAGATCAGGTTATAAAGGTGAATAATCAGGTATTACCATTATCATTACTCAGTGGATCGGTGTCACCATATGATGCACCGGGACTAGCGGGTATATATGATACAATTGGAAGTCGTATACCCGGACCGTTGTCTTTCGATTATTTCGGTACGGCGACAGATATTAGTGATACCGGTGAATGGCTGGTAGCCGGTGGAGATGCCAACGGTCGCCCTTCTCTTGGAAAAGTGGGTGTATATAAATTCACACCTAATGGATGGAAACTCCAAGGAAATTCTGTACTTGGAACTAGCAATGGAGATATGTTTGGTACTTCGGTGGCCGTATCAAATCCAATACCCCTCGTAAATGATTCAGGTATTGTATATCCCAATTTAGCACACTACCCGCGGTTTGTAGTCGGGACACCTAAATCCGATGTAAACGGAGTCAATAGCGGTTCGGTAAAAATGTTCGGGTGGCCTTCTCCTAATTGGAGCGGTGTAACCGACGACTGGGTTCAGATAGGATCGACGCTCACTGGGTCCGCGGCCGATAGTCTTTTTGGTAGTCAAGTAGATATATCTAATGATGGTAGATATGTAGCGGTTGCATCAAGACAGGGTATACACATATACAATTGGGGTGGGGGTGCATGGACCATTAACGGGCAAACATTCTACGCCCACACCTCCTCTGGTAACTGGTATGGTGGTGGTGGAATATTATTGACCGTAACACCTAGCGGTACTGAACCTCCTCGTCTAAAATTCAGCGACCAAGGGGATTATCTCATAGGGAGTCGACCTGTCGGCACCGGTTCTACAGTCGGTGAAATCACGGTATGGCAGAAGGCAAATTTCTGGAAGGCGACGTCGGGTACCACCGGCGCGGTGCAATACGGTAATAAAATTAGCGTATCAGGTAGTTTTTTTGGACATTGTGTAGATATATCATCAGATGGACAAACTGTAGCATTCTCGGTCAGCCGTGTAAATTTCGTGGGTGCCCCTGTTAAAGATGTTCGGGTGTATACCTATAACGCGGGTACATGGTCGCAGAAGGGTGCAACTCTTACAGGTGTCGGCGCTCTTTACGAATCTTTCGGGGTAGGGGGTGATACCGCCCAAACTACGGGAAATAGAAGGCAAGTAGCTTTATCAGGTGATGGTAATCGTTTAGTTGTAGGTTCTCCCGCGTACCTCGACGGATCGCGCGGCGTGGTGCCAAATCATCAGGGAGCGGTTTACGTGTTTAATTATATTTCCGGGGCGTGGGTATTGGATAACGTCACGTCAACACCTCCGGTAGGGACACACCCCGGGGGGTCTGTAACGCTAGTATCGAGTGATTTTACAACGTCCACTCCACAATCTCTTAGTTTTGGATCATCTGTAGCCATATCCAAAAATGGTAATCGTATTGTAGTTGGTGAGAAATCGAGTAGTTTCGGTGGTTATGATTCGGGTGCTGTGACTGTGTATAGTCCCGATAAGAATATACAGCATTGGATCGGTGATTCTAGGTTTAGTGTTGGTAGTTATTTGGACGCGGAGACACCGACGGGTATAAAAATGGGCAATTTTGCGTTTGAAACGTACAATCCATTTCTTGAATCTCCTTCTTGGACAGATCCCACAACAAATATTCCCGTCGTATGTGCACACCCAACGTGCCAGGATTTATACGAACACGGTTCTCCTAGTGAAAAATTGGTTTCCGGTGGTGATTTACGTATTTTGAACAATATGTACATCGGTCAAAATACAACGGATGGACAATTAACGACGCAAAACAATCCGGGTATAGTACCGGTATTCTATGTAGATAACCTCTCGAATCGTGTAGGTGTGAACATAGATTTTCCCCAAGAAAGTTTACACGTCGTGGGTAATATATTAGCAACACGAAAACCAAATGAGACGAGTACGTATGTGAAAGTGTTTAGTGAAGAGTCCACCGTCTCATCGCCGAACTCAAATGAATCTGGATTTCAGATTGAGGCACACAGCGCTTCCGGGGGAAGGGGGATATTCAAAATGTTTATGACGGACGATAATCAGGATGTTTTGAATTTTGTGAACGACTTATACCCCGCCACGCAGCCTATAACTATATGGAGAAATGCGGTAGCAATAAATATGAATCCAACTACGGCACGCGCTGGATATTGGGTCAATCCCTCGTCGGCGATGGCGTCGGGTTATGTTTTACGCGTCGATGGAGGTGTCGAGATCAACGTTCCGGCTGGACAGGTGAAAATAGATAATTACGGAGTTAAATTTGGTACAGTCAATTCGAACGCCTATTTCGGTTTCGGCGACGCGAATTCAGCCGGTTGGTCAACCAACAGCAGTAGCTTTACCTTTATGTCTCCTGTTTTGGTTAATTCAGCGGGAAACATCAACGCGGCGAATAATATATCCTGTAGAAGAATCTTCGCTAATTATTCTGGCTCCCAAATCAGCGGCTTTGTAGCGCACACATCGCACCCGTACAGCCACTACGCCCACACTCACTCAGATGATCGTATAAAGTATAATGAAACCCCGATAACAGATAATCTTGCTCTTATTAATAAACTTGTACCAAAAAGGTACGAAAAGATATCAAAAATTCCAGAGGGTGCCGTGGGAACGTGGATACCTACAGATGAAGAATGGGAAAATGTCAAGGCACCAGAACCCGATGGTGGTCCTATAAACATAGATCCCGAATTTAAAATTCAGCCCATCAAGGATTGGCACTACGAAGATGGTTTCATAGCTCAAGAACTCCTCGCAGACCCTGTGACACGTCATTTAGTAAAGGGCGTAGAAGAACAGGTACTCACGGAGTATCTTTTCGAGGAATCATATGACAGACTTTCGGACGAAGAAAAGAGTGAATGGACGATCGTACCAGACGATGAACGAAAGGATTATTGGGAAGAGGATGAAGTACATTATCAAAAAAAGAAATTGACCCAAACACCCCTGAAGGTTCATATGAATGCTATAAACGTCGCATCCGTGGGTGCGATACAAGAATTATCAGGTATAATCGACACGGAAAAAGATAAGATCGCTGCACTAGAAACCGATCTCGATCGTGAAAAATTAAAAACAACAAATTTACAAGAACGAATGTTAGTCATGGAACAAGCGTATCACGCTATGCTAGAACGAGTTTCCGAATTGGAAAATAATTAAAGGATATCACGTCGATCATAAATAATTATAAATCTAACACACAAGATGACTCGTGTGGTACATTTATGATACTTACCTTTTCGTGGAATCCATTGCGGCTAGCGCAATGACACCCACGATAAAGAAGAACACGAGGAAATTACACTCGGTATCTTCATCAGCGATCGGCTCTTCGGGCTCCGGTTTTATTGGAACTCTTTCTATGATGCGAGGTTCATCGGCCACGATTTCCTTCTTTCTGGGAATCGGTACCTCGATAGGGTCATCGAAATCAATCGGGCTGTAGCCTATCATTTATATAGGTTTACAAATTAATTTCAACCTTCTTCTTTCGCCCTCCTTTCCTGGCCTTTGCTGCAGGTAATTTAACTTCCTTCACATCCTCGTCCATATCACCTGCAGCTCTTTCGGAAACAATATCCGAAATGTCGTCATCGTCTTCCTCCACCTCGGGTACATATTCCCGTTGGGCGGAAACCATAGGCGTTGTGTTCATGGGAGGGCCCGGGGGCATCATGATATTACCCATCAAACTCGAAATGTCGAGTCCCGGACCGCGCATCTCGTGGCGCTCACCCGGGGGGGTGGCAGATGTTTGACCAGGGTTAACCATCGTATTCTGAACCGCGCTCATCATGTTTTGCATGAGGTCGGGGTTCTGCTTCATCACATCGTTCACATTGGGCATGACCTGTTTGAACATCGAATTCGTAAGGTGAAACATCATAGCCGAACCACCGAGCATCATGATTAACTTAATCTCTGGTGCAACGTTCATCTTCGTTCGATATTTGACATACAATTCCTCGAACACTTCATCGTAATCATCCTGGTTCTCCATGAGATTCTCAGACCAACCGTCTAATTGAATTTCAAATGGATTGTACTTTTTATTCAAGAACTCGATACCAGTCACACACGCTATGAGCATACGCCTCGAAAACTTGATAGACTTGTCTACATCTATACTATACGTAATACGCTTAACTTCCGTGCGTAAATCATCCACAGCCGAGTACGCGTTGAGTGACTTATTGATATTAAATCCACGCTTCTCGAGTCGCCCGAGTTTATTCAAAAGATCCGACTTTTCTTCATCAATCGTCTTGTACCCAGGTGACGGTTGCTCTTCGTGCTGTTCGGGGCCATAATCGAACGCCGCGGGGGCGGCGTTATATGCGTTACCGTTATCATACTCACCGTGATCAATAGGCTCGTCCATTTGCGGGGGTGGGGGAGCCGCCTGTTTGGAAGGGTTCGCAAAAGCATCTACGTCGTCTTGAAACATTTCGGCAGGCGGGGCATCTGAGCGGTGCATTCGCTGAATAGTGGGGGCACTACCCGTGTGAGCATGGGGTCTACCAAAATCGAGTTGAATCTCATCCATCATGGCTTGTTCCCTCTCATCGAGTTTCATGACCGAATCATTTCCCCTGTCGAGGACAATTTCACCGTCCATTACTCTCTATAATGAAACTAATCTATTCTCTTTAACGCACTTTATAAAAAAATATCAGCACATAGTAAAATGAAGCTCGACTCTACCAACCGTGCGACACTCAAAGCCATCGCTATCACCATCGGATTACTTTTCGTGATCGCCCTTCTTTTCAGTGATCGCAAGTCTAGGTACCAACCTAAGAATATTGATATCGAGGCCGTCTCCCAGGCGTCCCTGATGTCTCTCAAGAGCAGTGTCGACTGCCTCAGCGACAGTGTGTACTCCACGAGTACCGGTGGAGTCTGTGGTGACCAGCAGCTCGTTCGCGATCACGCCAATTACAAGATCGTTGGATAAATATTTTTTTAAATCGTCATCGTTTTCTAGTTAAATCGTTACAGCGTATTTAAGTAGAAAAATTCTAAGTGTATTATAAATGGCGCTTCTCATCGCCACATCTCAGCCCGATATCCCCGATTACGATCATGAGATTCATACCGTGATTATTGATACTATCGATCATACTAACAAAACCGATTTTACGTCTTTTTTACCAACTCCTCTCGAAAATGTTGTTCGGGCACAGTTAACAGCGGCTACTATAACAACAAATGGAAGTACACAAACAGCTTTTCATGTTGGTATAGAGGAACTTAAAAGTTATTTTTCTCAACGCGGTAAGCAGGATCTGGAAGATTCGACTGATAATCATTTAAACGGTGTATTTGGAACAATTATAGGAAGTCACGTTTCATTAGCCGGAGGTGGTTCAGGTACTAAGGTTGTATTGTTTAAAAACGATTATCCCATCGTACAATCGTATCATAATCCCATCCGTAAACTTGACAGGTTAACATTTAACATAGATAAACAAGATGGTACAGCGGCCCTGGTGCTCAACTGTGTATTCATATTTAAGTTCACATGCAAAAAGAAGAACCTCGCATAGATTTCAGGGCGTTACATATTTGTAATTTAAAAATACTTTTACTATAGTAAGTATGTCTTCTGGAATCGTACAGTTAGTGGCAATTGGTGCACAAGACGAGCATATAATTGGGGAGCCTGAAATATCGTTTTTCACTTCCACATTCAAAAGGCATTCTAACTTTTCACAGTCCGTCGAAAAGCAGACGATACAAGGAGCTGTGAAAGGTAATTCCATGTCATCTATCAAATTCGAAAGAAACGGTGATCTTCTAGGATATACCTATTTCGCGATAGATGATAACACACAGGCGGTAGATCTCCAGGATTGGGGAGATGTGATAAATAAGGTAGAACTTTTAGTGGCCGGACAGGTTATCGATGTTCAAGATTATGATTTTAGTGAGAATATAGCTGTAGATATGTTCGCACAAAATGTGAGTAAAAGTTCTAACGGTGTGCATCCCGGTGCATCTGCTCGCTCATACTTTTACCCTTTGCGTTTCTTTTATTGCGAGGGTCCTCAATCTGCTATTCCTCTCGTGGCGCTGCAGTACAGTACCGTGGAATTGCGTATTTACTGGGGCCCCGAAGCTGGTAATTATAACGTTGATGCGTACGCCAATTATTACTACTTAGATAACGAAGAACGCGGAATAATGGCTTCCCGTGAACATAACATTCTCATAACACAAGTACAAAAAAGTATACCATCCGGTGAACTGGTCCAAGAACTGACGTTCAATCACCCGGTTAAATATATGGCTTGTGCCAATACGAATATGGAAAGTACACTGACTTCCATAGATAATAAACTAAAAATTAGCATCAACGGTACCGATATAAGCTCATGGAAGTGGGCGAAGCCGCATTTCGTGGATGTTCAACATTATTACCACACAAACTTCGTCACATCCCCAGATTGTTTCTTACATTCGTTTTGTTTAAACACAAGTTCCTTACAGCCTTCTGGATCGCTTAATTTTTCACGTGTCGAGTCGGTAAAGATTCATAGCGAATCCCGGGAAATCATAGACCCGATTTATGCAGTAAATTATAACATACTCAGAGTGAATAATGGGTGCGCGGGTCTCATGTATGCAAATTAAAATCAGTAGTAATATTAAATGCCGAAGAACTTGAGTACCGTCGGTGCTGCCACTGAGCTTCGCTTCGGTAAGAATTGTAGAGAAGATCAGCACGATAACTCTGTCGTCATCAACGCGAGTAATGATAAAATTGATGCAACGAAAGCCGGTGGTTTTTACCTCACACCTTTAGAATTATCGACCGATTTCGCGAGTGATGGTACAGATGCGACAACTAATACGTTCGTAGCGTATAATCAAAGTACCAAACAATTATTCAGAACACAAGTTCCCATGAGTCTCACGGGTATTTCGAGTGCGGGTAGTGGTGCAGAAGGTGATTTAAACGTAAACGGTAATCTCTATGTGACCGGTAATGTCACGTCCATAGGAACTGTCGCTAATATTCATGTTACCAACTCTCAATTTAAGGATGGTCTCATTGAAATTGGTACGAATAACACAGACCTCACAACATTTGATTTAGGACATATATACAATAGACCCGTAGGAAGCTCAAACGTCGCCGTGTGTTACGATGCTGACGCTACGGAACTCATGATCGCGTATACGGATAGTAGTCCTATGGATAATACAAACCAAGTAGATCCCAAGCTTTCTGAAACAATGAACGTCCACGTATACGGTAAACT